TACTGGAACTGTGATTGATAAGTTATTGTAAGTTAGTTGTGCGCTTGGATTAGCAGTTGAGTTATCGGACTGAACCATACGAATATTTTCGCTGGTTGAAAGACCAACACTTGTAGCATTGAATGGTGGTGCGGTGTCTGTTGGAACAAAACAAATTTCTTTGTTGATATTTGTTGGTGTGAATGTCATATTAGTCACAACCGAACTTGTGACAGTTACATCCTGAGCAAGTCCTTGGGACAATGTAACTATGTTGCCAGTGACTGATATAGTTACGCTACTCCTTAGTTCTGTTCCCCCAGTTACAGAAACCTCAGTGTATGGAACTTTAGGATACATATGAGCATACATTCCGTTGCTCAGATTTGTGGTATCGTCAAAAGTTATTTGTGTAGTTCCAGCTGGATATGTGTAGTCGTAAGTTTGACCAGATGGTGGAACAATTCTTTTTGCATATACACCAACACAGAATGATTCCAGTGATTGATTAACTAAGGATGAATCATAATAGATGTAGATAGCATCTGTACTTGATATTGTATTCAGTGGTTGGGTTGTTGTTATCGTGTTAGCAACTGAATCATAAGAGATAATTCTTGCCCAATTAGAACCAGTATATCCAGGACAAACAACTACCTGACCTTCTCTAATTCTGGAGTCATCTGCAAAAGTTAAACCACTGATTGTATTTCCTGAGCATGATGTAAATACTCCTGCTGTTACCAATCCTTTATGATTTATGAATCTAACTGTTTGTCCAGATAAAGTTGATGTACATAGTTGATCAAGAATAACAGCTTCCGTGTCTACAATACTTGCTATTCTTGCTCCAACTGGTATGCCATTTCCAACAGCATAGTTTCCAATCTCAAGATTTTCTGTATTGCTAAAAGTTAATGTTTTCCCTTGGTCTACATAACTAACTCCTGTTTTGTCATAGTAAACTTCACTTGGAATTTTTGGTGGTTCATATGTAGAGTAAACTTGTCTTGTTGAAGCAACATCTACATAGTTGTCTCCATCATTTGTTGTTTTTGTGGTTCCAATTGTACCTGCCCCATCTAATTCAGTTCCGCCAACAGACACAGAATTTTCTAAGAAAACTTTAAAGTCACCAGAGAAATACTGATCAAAGTATTGTTCATCGTAGAGTTTGTTGTATCTTAATTCTCCATTAGATCCACCTTCTCCTGGTTCAATATCATAAAATTCAAATGTTTTTGAGACAAAAGTATTTGCTGGTATTTGATCTTCGTCAACAAAATATTTTATTTTTATTGGATATGCTTCAAATTTTGTTAGTGGTAGATCAATAGTAACTGTCTTAGATCCTTCTGTTCCTGGTTCTTTTGTGAAGGTTACATTTGCACCATTTAATGTGTTGTTGGAAGCAACATTCATCACACATGTTTGTGCTGCTTCATTAACACTTTCTACTATAGCAGGATTTCCATCTTCATCATTTGGAAATCCATTTGATACAGTCATGCCAGTCATAATATATTTCATGTCTGAAGCATTTGTGAAATTAATCGTTGAACTTCCAGAGGTAGTAGAAATGTTTATTACTTTAGTTGATTCTGTCCACTGACCATACTTTACAAAAGATCCACCACCTGTTGATAGTGGAGTGGTATTGAATTCAAATTCATAGAATCCATCTGTGTTTATTGAGAAACTATATGTACCACTATCTGTTGGTTTATAAAATCCAGACCATTCAATTCCTCCAAAGAGAGAAAGATTGTTTGTGTTTATCTTATCAGCAAAAACAAAGTTGCCTCTTTCCCAAAAATTATTCTGGTCTTTTGGAGTTCCAGTAAACCCAGTAAAGTTTCCCGATTGATCTCTTGCTATCTGATCGTTATCATAGTATCTTGTAGTTGGACCATCGCCACCATAGAAAAATGGATCTGATACAGTGAAGTATGCTCTATCGAATCTATTTTCAATTGTGATCAGTGGTCGGAAGACATCGTAGACACCACTTGATAGTGTTGCTTTAACAGCAGTGTCCGCAATCTGTTGAAAGTCTGCTGCTGTAATGTTGTATGGGAATATTCCTCTGATACAATCAAGGTCTTCTGAAACGAAAGAATCTTTGCTGCCCTTAAGACCATCAAGAATATTGTTGAGTGCAATCCTCGCGTTTGGTAAATCGGATAAGTTGTTATCTCTCTTTACACCAAACTTTGTAAATCTTTTTGCTGGCATTGTGCTGGGAATATTCGTCCTTATGTATTTATTGATAAATAGAAGAGCCTTACTCCTATACCTATGCTTGGAAATAAATCCAAAGCAAAGGTAGAAGAGAAAGAGGACCATCATGAAGATAAAAGTGAAGTTCTTGGTAATTTGGTGAAAGTAGTTGTACTTATTTGGTCTGCTTCTCTCCTAACCTTTAGTTACGTTCGCTTACCTAACGGTCAAAAGATTCTTGACTTTGACCCTACCTTCATTGCTTCAGTCTTCTCTGGATCATTAGCTGCCTTTGGATTGTCGCCCGCTAAGAGTGGCGGTGCTGCTCCTGCCAAACCAGCAGCAAAGAAAGAACCAGAGGTTGTTTCCGCTATTGAACCTAAGAAAGATGCAAAAACTGATTAATCTAATCGCACTCCTATCAGGTCTGGTATCCCTATCAGTCGTTGGTGGGGGTGCTTACTTGTATCTGAATAAAGATACACTTATCGAAGATGCTAGAACTAAAGTAACCAAGGCAGTTACTGAGGCAGTTACCGAAGCACTTCCTGGTATGATCGATGGTGCTATGCCTAAGATGTCAGAAGTTACTGGTCCTGCCATGCCTACAACCACAGGTCCTGCTCTCCCATTCGGAAAATGACAAACAAAACACCAACAAAGAAAACATTGCCAATAAAGACTATTGGGTTGGCATTACTTGGTCTTGTTGGTGTTTCTCACATTGGACTGCTGGGGTATGTATTGAGACCACAAGAGGGGGTTCATCAACCACCTACAATTAACATTCCCTATGGTCCATATTCATCTTACAGAATCAAAGCTGGTAAGGATGGATATGAGATTGAGTTTCGTGCAAACGATCCTAAGGTTTTAGAATCTGAGAGATCTTTGAATGTGGATCGAGACAAGCGAGGATTATTTGGTGGTGGTTCTGAGAAAAGAAATGAATATCGCAGAGATCAATACACTCAAGAAGGATATAGAAATCTTCAGGGGGGTGAATTGACTGAGGGAAAGTCTGCGAAAGACGTAGAGTGCATCGTGGCGGACGCTGGAGCACGGAGTCAAGGTGCGATGGCAGGTAGTGCCCTTGCTGCTGGCGTTGCTGTTCCTGCCCTTGCTGGCATCCCCTACGTGGGTTGGTTAGCAGGTGGTTGGGCACTTCTCTTAGGGCAGCGTGTTGGTTCAAGTGTTGGATCTGAAGTTGGCAAAGTATTCAATGATTGTTGATGGAAATAAAAGAAATTCGTATCACAGGGAATCCTATTCCTGATGTAAATATTTTTGACTCTAACATCCCACAAGTCTTCACAGGATACCCAATTCCAGTTACTGTCAATCTGGGATTTCCTGTGGTAGATATGCCTGGGTGTGTTGAAACACGAGAGACTGATGACCTTAGGGAAGTAGATCCACGAGGTAACATGGTGTTTTGTGACGGTCAAGTTCCGTCATTCAATCCACCCACATTTGAACCTAACCAGATGCTGCCAACACAGCGTCCAAATGTAGATACAAGGCAACCTAAAGCTCCTGCTGCTCCTGATCTACCGATACCTAAAACTCCCGCTGCTACTGCTAAGATTGATTGCCCTACAGCAGAACAGCAGGCAAAAGAACCTGTGGGTACATACATCGAAGAATTTAGAAAGAAAGTTACTGACTACCAGTTGATTGGTAACCAGTGTATTCAGATTACAGAGAAAGTCTCCATCCCAGAGCAGGTAATTGCTGGTCTTCCTTCTCCTGGTTCTGTTGTAATGACTGGTGGCATTGCTGTCATCGCTACCACATCAGCACTCATGGCAAAACCGCTGGCAGATATCCTACTCAAGGTTATCAAACCAACGGTCAAAAAAGTTATGAAAAAGATTGCTAAGATTAGGGGGAAGGTTGATCCAATCCTGTCTGTAGCGGAGCGCCAAGATCTTCAGCGCGAGAGGACACAGGCGATTCGGGAGTTGAAGAAGGTCTTGAAATCGAAGGGATAGAATGAACGTGTTGTGGAATAACTCCACCAGGATTTGTTACAACCACATCAGCACAGACTTTATAGTAAGGTGACTTGGGATGGAAGTAGATACCTTGCTTCATCAACTCACCACAGTTCTTCAGTCTGGCAATCTCAAAATCCAATCTCTTATTAGCAGTTGTTTGCTTCATCAGATCGATGTTAGCAGCAGCTGCTTCTTTACATTGTTCTTGTAACTTCTTATCAAGAGGACGAGACCATGTAGCAGAGAAACCAACACCCAGATTGTAGTTGTCCTTCTGTAGTATAAAACATCACCAGGATTGTCTAACGAACCATCTTCATCCAAGTCTCTCATGTCATAGACAGGATCATTATAATATGATTCGTATGGTTTTTGTGCTGAGGCACTACCAGTTACATAAGGAGTGAAGTTTAAGGTTGGTCCTTGACATTGAATTCCACCACCATAGGTGTTGGTAATGTATGGACCTTGTAAGACTTGGATTGCTTGGTTAGTGACACTACCAGAGCTGTTAGCAACAGGGGCAGCAGTGGCGCTAACGCCACCAACTGTTTCAGCATTTACGGGAGCAGTAAAGAGTAAAGCAATTACTGAGTAAAGATACTTGTTGTATTTGTGATACTTTCTACTTCTGTGGTCCTTTGAATGATTGTTTGATTGCTGAGACCTGGACCTTTGTAAGTCTCTGTGTATTGAAACGCTCCTCCTGGAGTCGTCTGTGTAAAGTTCGGTCTGTTTGTTACACCAGTCCATGTTGAAGTCACTCCCTCTATAGTTACAGTATTAGCACCAGTGCCTGGTTGTAAGTTGCCCGATGCTGTAATTCCACTCCCAGTTGCAGAGTATTGATACCCCGTGTTATAATCCATCGAGTTGATGGTTTCTACAATTTTTTGTCTTGTCTCTGTGTAGCTGGTCATTGATCCCTGACTAAAATTTGGAACGACTGGGACAGCCTGTGCTGCCCCATGTAATGCTCCTAAGATCAATCCAAGACCAACAGCTTCTGTTAATCTATTCATGACTATTTACCCAACTTATCTGACAGTAATCTCAGATACAAATTGTCCTGTTGCTGAAGTGCCAGCACCACCAGCAGTCAATGACATCGTGCCAGCAGAATCGATGCTGCCAGCGAGAGAACCAGCCACGCCACCAGCAGTGGTTGTGACACTTCCAAACGCGGGTAAGGATGGAGCCACACCGCTACTAACGGTCGTTCCTGTTGGGATTGCGTCTCCTTGGTTGAAGGTTTCTGTGAAGGAAAAGGCACTACCTGCTGTTGTCTGAGTGTATGTCCCAGAGTTCATGGTTGCCGCATCAGTTGCCGAAGCAGGAGCAGTGAGACCGCCAAGAGTAGCAGAGACATTAGAACCACTCACAGAATATGATGAACCAAGACGAGTTGCCTGAGAGGCAGCAGCATCAACAGTGAGTTGAACTGATGTTGAAATTTTATGAGTAAGATCAGCGTGTGCTGGCGCTGCCATCAAAAGCATAATGAATGGGAGAAATTTTTTCATAACCATCCAGATTGAGTCCATATTTATTTATCCTGACAAAACACTTGACAGATCTTTACATTTCCTATATACTTCTGTAATACTTCGTTACAAACACATGACCGTTACAACAAACGAGCACGGACAACAGAATATGTGGGCGGTTGAACCACCCATGGTCGTTGAAGACTATAATAAAAAGGGGCTCCTCTCTCCCTGGCAACAGAAGGAGATGTATAATGGACGCTGGGCGATGATGGGTATTGTCATGGGATTCGTTGCCTATGCCATCAACGGCAAGTTCTTCTTTGGTATCTTCTGACACTTGACAATGACTTCACTTTGCTTTACAATCATATCCGTTGCCTGGTTCGTTCTCCTGGCAGCGTCCGTTGAAAAAATTTGCGAAACTTACTAATGTTTAACATTACTACCAAAGAGCCCGATGGAACCACTACTACTTTTGAGTGTGCTGACGATCAGTATATTCTTGATGCTGCTGAGGAAGCAGGAGTTGAACTCAACTACTCGTGCCGCGCTGGTGCCTGTTCGAGTTGTGCAGGAAAACTCATCTCGGGCACGGTAGATCAAAGCGATCAATCCTTCCTTGATGATGACCAGATTGAAGCAGGGTTTCTTCTGACTTGTGTTTCATATCCCACGAGCGATTGTGTGATTGAGACTGACAAGGAAGAGGAGCTGTATTGATGGCACGTTTGACACAAGAATCCCTGACCGAGGCAACTGCAGCACTCGGTTGGGACATTCGTAATGATGATTTGGTAGTTGAGATTGGTGGCACTGCTGTCTCTGGCATTCACCAAGGGGAAGAATATAATGAGAAGTGGGCAACACCTTATGGTGTTCGCAAGTATAACAAGGATGCTTTCATCGTTATCAAGAATCGCTCACGCGATCCCTTTGAACCATCTAAATACAACCCCGACCTCAAAGCACACCATGACGAATGAAAATGCCCTCTGGGAGGACATGAGAAAACTGAATGCCCTATACGAAGAACTCTGCTGGGCACATGATGACGAACTGGTGTTCACTCATGAAAATGGCAGAGTTGTAATCTACAACACTACACAGGAGAAACAACAATGAAATTCGGATTCACCCCTG